CAAAAACCAAAAACCAAAAACCAAAAACCAAAAACCAAAAACCAAAAACCAAAAACCAAAAACCAAAAACCAAAAACCAAAAACCAAAAACCAAAAAATATTTTTGGGCCACTTGGTTTTAATTTTCATTGGTAATGTCAAAACCAAAATTTATATTGATTTTTGAAATTTTTTGTCTTGTTTTGAAACTAATAGAGAATTTTTTATCCTTTAATGGACTGAATATATTAATTAAAATGTTGTTTTGTTTTGATTTATGACCATACAAGAAGCCTAAATAAATATATTTTTCAACAAATATTGATTGAAACCATGGTGAAATATACACCATAGTCAATTAAAGGATAAACTGAATTTATGTTTTACATGTATCAAGAATAGAATGTTTGAACAATTTCGAAATTTTTATTTCACATGTTCCTAATCATGAAAAAACATAACATAATAATTATGGATTATATGTTTTTTCATGATTAGACAATATTATTAATCATTTATGACCAAAAGCATTAATTGGTTTTCAACAAATATTAAAAAAAAATTTGTCATAATAAGTAGTTTTATTATTAATTTTTATTTAATCTATCAATTTTTTTTCTTAATTTTCTTCTAATCTTTGATATTTTATAATTATCTATTACTAACCAAGCTATGGCTTTTTTGATATCAAAATCATTGATTTGCAAAACTTTTATACAGAATAGTTTATTTTCATTGGGTAACAGATCAAAAAAATCACTGATTATTCTACAATAGTTTTTATTGTCACAAATAAAAGTATGTTCTGTTGGCTCATCTGTACAAAATTTCATTGATTCATTAATTTGAAATTCTGTCTGTTCATCAATATGGAATTCTCTTGATCCATAAATTTGAGGTTCTGTTGGTTCAGGTAATTCATCAATTTTGATTTCTGTAGATTCATTTATTCTTTTATCTATTTCATTTTCAATTTGTTTGAATTTTTCTTTATCATCATGGACATTGAATTTGTTATAAATATTTTTTACTATTTCCCAATCCATATATCTATATTACATATTATTTTTATGGTTGAATATTTTGAATAAAAAAAGATAATATTTGAGAAATGAACTTTATCTATTTTGAAATTGAATTTTATTAATTTTATTAATTTTATTAATTTTATTAATTTTAGTAAAATTTTTTATTTGTTCAACAGACATAGTTACCAACATATACAAAGTGTAAAAAAAAATATTTTTAATAAAATATTCGTCCAATTGTGATTTATCAACCTTTACAAATAATAAATTATTTAACAATCTGTTCTGAACAATAATATTTCTGTAAATATGTTTTTTTAAAACTAAAGAATCTATATTTTTATTTTCTGATTGTCTGGCTTTAACATAATTTTTGATAATATTTTTATATTTACTTGTGTTAAATGAATATCCCAAATATTGTCGTAAATTTTTTATTTTATCTTTTGTTATAGTTTTTTGAAGATAAATACTGTAACCCAAACAGTGTAATTTATCTAAAATTATCTTATATCTCGGAATTTCATGAGTATTAATAGGATTTTTTATATCAAATTTTAAATTTTCATTGATCAATTTAGATGTAAATTCTGCAACTTGTTGCATTTATGTAACACAAGTTATTTCTCTAATAACAATATGGATTATCGTACGTTTTAGAACATTTTGCTCCTTTGATTATTTCAACACAATATTTCTTGCCCATTCCTTTTATTTCACAATATTTTTTGGGTTTTTGATAATAATATCCATTTTGTTCATTACAACAATTATTAGATAAACATCTATCTTTTTTTTGAAAATTATGATAATTAAAAATAGATTGTTTAATTTTTATAAACATTTTATCCATTTTTTGTTTAGAAAGAATTTTATCCATTTCATTTCTGTTTCTTTGTATATTTTGTTTTTCTATTTCTTCAGAAGTTGGTGGTGTGGTATTTAACATATCAACTATTTCTGGTTCTAAATAAATATAATTTCTATCTTTGGCTTGATCATAAATTAAGGTTTCTGAAACTTCGTTGGTCACATTTTCCATATTTTGATATGTCTCATTAATTGAATTCCAACCAAAAATTCCAATCATTATTCCTATTAATATACCAATTACCATAAATGTCATTTGATATATGTTACAAAATGATATTTTATTATTTTGGACATAAATGTAATCACAGTTGATTTCACATAAAAATGGTTGATTTCACATAAAAATAGTTGATTTCACAAAAAAATAGTTGATATCCATATAAAAATAGATAATGATTGTTAAATAAAATGATAAAAACACTCAGAAATCTTGGAAATCTGAGAAATAATAAATCAATTGTTACTGTGGCTCTAAATGGAATATTAACTGATCCAACAAAGTTTGATGTCCCAGTCACTCCAGAGGAATTAGCACAAGAAGCGTTAGAATCTTTTAATGCTGGTGCCACTATAGCACATGTTCATTTTAGAAATCAATCAAATGGTCAGATACCTACTTGGGATCCATCATTAGCAAAAGATGTAGCAAATGCTATTAGATACAAAGTCCCAGATATGATATTAAATTTTACCACAGGAACTGTTGGAGTTTCAGGTCCTTTTGGGGGTGGTGTGTTGGGGCCCATTCGTGGACCGTTGGTTTGTATTGAAAATGGAAAACCAGAGATAGCAGCTCTTAATTGTGGTTCTCTAAATTATTTGAAAATATTGGGAAATGGCGAATGGGCTTGGAAACCATATTTATTTGATAATCCAGTAGAAAAAATAGAAAAAATGATAGAAGGAATGACCAGATTAGGAGTCATTCCAGAATGTGAATGTTTTGATACTGGGATAGTGAGAAGCATAAAAATGTTTGAGAAAAAAGGAATCTTGAAACCACCATATATTATTTCTCTTGTTATGGGAGTATCTAGTGGAATGTCTTCAAATCCTAAATGGCTTCCATTATTACTAGAAGAACTTCCAGAAGATGCTATTTGGCAAACTATTGCTGTTGGGAAAGAAAATATATGGGATTTACAAAGAAAAAGTGTAGAATTGTGTGGAAATGTGAGAACTGGTTTAGAAGATACTTTTTATCTTCCAGATGGTTCTAAAACAAATAGTAATGGAAAACTTATAGAAGCTTTAGTTAAAATAGTTAGAGAAATTGGCAAAGAGCCAACCACTCCAAAAGAGACTAGAAAAATTCTTAATATTGGTGAATAAAACTTCAAGAATTGATTCAAATTTGATTTAAGTGAATATTTTGACAAACAAATCAAATGATGATATCTTAAATAACAAAAAATATTGTGAACTATGAAAAACTTTATGTAAATGAAAAAAGAAAAAGACAAATTACCGAAATTTGTTTAGAAGAGAAAAACAAAGAAATAAACGATCTAAAATCACTGCTTGTCGAATCAAAAAAAATAGAATTAAAACTGGCTAAAAAAATATTGTTGTCTAATACTAATAGTAAAACTGCTATAAATGGTTATAAAGAAGAAAATTTAGTGTGTGATGATTTGAAAAATGAATTGATCAAAGAAAGATTTTTACCAATATTGGGTAATGATTATAATGAATGTTGTAGAATCTCTGGTAATCATAAATGTGATATACAATCTAAAAACAAGTTGTTGAATGCTCGAGTAAAAAAATATAAACATAAACAATTCCAACAATTGGACAGACATTGGGTTTCTGATTTAATTAAAAATATTCCAGAATTGAATGATGTGTCACAAATACTAAAAGATTTATGTGAATATCCACTTTTATCCGATGGATTATACATAGATAAAAATAAATCAATCAAAAAATTATGTCACAATAATTACACACATGAAACATTGAACGATTTTTTGAAACTTTTGAATGAATACAAAAGACATATTTTAAATTATGCGTTTCTAGGCACCAACTTAGAAATACAACCCAAATATTTATTTGGAGTTGAATACAACAATAATAAAAGAATAAAAATAATATTATTTGAAATCAAAGAAATTATTAATTGTTTGGAAAAATTAGATTTTAAAATTTCTCCCAAAAAAACCACTATTTGGTTAGGTAATAGTATATTTTCTTTACAAAGAAAAGGTGGTGATTGTGGGAAGTAGCAATCAATTACAAATCAAAATTACATTGAGTAAATTGATTGATAAAGTCGCAAATCTACAACATGAATTATAAATCTTTGATAAGTTCTTCCAACACATTCACAACTATGCTGTTTCCAAGATAATATAACAGGTTTTTTTATTTGATAAACTATTGTATTTGTATGTTTCATCAAATCCAAACATTTTCAATGTTTCTTTAATATTTAATGTTCGAATTTTACCGTCAAAATCATACAATCCTGTTTTTGCTCCAGGACCTCCTGATGTAGCACAAACAGTTGGTCCACATTTTGTTATATCATACACATGTTCACCTTGTCTGCCTCCTTTTCCTGATTTTTTATTAAACAATTTATATTTCATCCTGCTTTTTGAATTATTTTTACATTTTTCCAATTTATATTTTTTAGAATAATCAAAGAAATCTGTATTGTCATAATCTATAACAGTTGAAACTGGAACAATTGGATTGTTTATTTCTCTAAACAAATAAGTTTTATTCATGTCACAAATAATATAAATACAATGTCTTGATTGTGGTGAGTTGTAATATCGTGAATCAATCACTTTGTAGCTAACATTATATCCTAGTTTTTCTAATTCATTTAGGATAATTTTGAATGTGTTTCCTTCATGAATTGTACATAGATTTTTGACATTTTCAAGTATCAATGTTGTGGGTTGTTTTTTGTCAATAATTTTCAATATGGAATAAAACAAATGGCCTTTAGTTTTATCTTGAAATCCTTTTTTATTTCCAGCAATGCTAAATGGTTGGCAAGGAAATCCAGCACATAATATATTAAAATCTGGAATTGTGTCTATGTTGATTTTATCAATGTCTCCTTCTGGTTTAATTCCATAATTATCCTCATATATTTTTCTGACTTCTTTATTGATGTCGCAAGCCAGAACACATGTATATTTAACATTATTTTGGAGAACATTGTGTCTGTCAAATGCTGTGTGAAATGCACCCAAACCACAAAATAAATCTATATTTCAATTCTTTTAATTTAGAATTTTTCATCATTTGTGATTTATATTTTTCAATTTGTAAATCAAATTTTCATTTTATGAATTGTAGATTCTTGGTTCAACAAAATATTTTGTTTGCACCGGGTGTAAAACATGAATCTTTTCTGTAACAAAATTACAAAAAGGAGCCATTAAATATGGTGCTTTTCAACTTATCTAAATTCATTTTTGATGATGTGAAAAAAGATGTTTTCAATAATAAATGGACAAAGTATATTATTACAATGCCTTTGTGTGTAAAATTTATGATGCTGATACAATAACATGTGATATCGATTGTGGGTTTGGAATAATAATGAGAAAACAAAAAATAAGACTTTATGGGTTGGATGCTCCAGAAATAAGAGGTAAGAATAAAGAGATGGGTAGAATATCACGAGATAGATTAAGAGAAAAAATATTAAATAAAGATATTATTTTACAGACTATTAAAGATAAAAAAGGGAAATATGGAAGATGGTTAGGGATAATATATCATCAGAATACTAATATTAATGAGTGGTTAATAGAAAATGGTTTGGCCAAAATATATTGACAAATTTGAATTACGAAAAAAAATAATTGATTGGAATATATCTGTCATGGACAAAACGCTTACTACTACACAGTCAAAAAGACGAAAATTTTTCAAAGAATTTTCAAAAAAAAATCCAGAAAAATTTAAAATTATTTTAACAGAATTTATGAGACAAATTCACACATTTGATCCTTCCGATTCGAAAATTACGAATTTGTTAGATGAAGATGTTACTGAAGAATATAATTGAATTTATCAACTATTGTAATTTTTTTTTTTTATGTTTTTTTCATATTTTTCATGTTTTTTCATGTTTTTTCATATTTTTCATGTTTTTTCATGTTTTTCATGTTTTTCATATTTTTCATGTTTTTCATATTTTTCATGTTTTTTCTTGTTTTTTCATGTTCGTTAATCTTTGGTTAACTAATTTGTTAGTTTTTGGTTCATTTATATTCATGTTATGGTTAATATTCCATATCATAAAATATTAAAAAAAAATATCCATAAAGGATAAAGCCCTTGGTGGGGGTCGAACCCACAACCTCCAGATTAGAAGTCTGATACGCTATCCATTGCGCCACAAGGGCAACTCTCGACGGGATTTGAACCCGCAATCTTGAGATTCGTAGTCTCACATGCTTTCCAGTTACACCACGAGAGATGGTTATGCTGGGACTCGAACCCAGATCTCTATGCTTTAATGACAATTCGTGTTCCATTACACCACATAACCTAAACACGGGCCGCTCTGGGAATTGAACCCAGGACCACCCGCTCCCAAAGCGAGTATCATACCACTAGACCAAGCGGCCATTGCGTCTACCGGGAATCGAACCCGAATATCTACCTTGGAAGGGTAGTATGTTGCCATTACATCATAAACGTAAAAAAAAACAAAAGGAAACTCTCCGCTCTTGTTCAAAATTTGCTGATGAAGGATTCGAACCTCCGACCTTTAGGTTATGAGCCTAACACGCTTCCTCTGCGCCAACCAGCATTCAAGGTTCTACTGGGAATTGAACCCAGAACTCCAGTGTCAAAGACTGGTGTGCTACCATTACACCATAGAACCATCACGACAGCAGTGGGATTCGAACCCACGTGGGCAAAGCCCAATAGATTTCAAGTCTATCTCCTTAACCACTCGGACATGCTGTCAAGATACACTCATTATCATGTTAAAATTAACTTTGGTTACTGTTCTGTGAAAATGTATGTGATTATCTTTAAGTATAAAAGTTTTTTTCTTTATATGTAGTTACATACACACAATATTTTAATTTAAAATTTTGAACGAATTAAATTTTGATTTGTTGTACAAAGCTAAAAAATAACATGAACACTGATTCACAAAATTTCAAAATAAACAGAATTACACCAACCGATATTTAAACCATGTTTGAAATAATTTCATCACTGATTTCTTTGTAATCTTGTGGACAAGATTTTCGTAAATCCTTTAATGAACTGAACATATTTATTAAAATATGTTTTTTGTTTTGATTTATGATCATACAAGAAGCCCAAATAAACATATTTTTCGACAGATTGAAACCATAATATGAACATACCAAATTCCATTAAAAGATATTGATGGTTCTTGAATTATGGACTGATTCAATCTAAAGAAGATATAGAATCAAATAATGTTGTTTTATTTGAAACAAAATCAACTCACAATAAATGACAAGGTTCAAGTGTTCATGTCATCCGAATATTTTGACATAGCTTCTTTGACAAACGAATGTACTAATCTTATACATAGTGTGTTGAATAGAAAATCAAAAAAGAAATCAAAAAAGAAATCAAAACAATAATGAGAATATAAAATGGTTTATCTGTTCTTTTTAATGAACCTCTCGAGCCCTTCAATTTGTTGTTGTTTGAAAAAGCAGTCCCAACCTTGTGTTGTTCCCAATCATATAAAAATAACAAGCATCAAATCAAATTTTGGTTTCAACACAAATGACGATTAGAGAACCAAAGATGATTGGTTCACATGCTCATATTTGTTAGATTCAAATCCAAAAAAGTCAATTTGTTTGTCATTTTTTTCAAATAAAAAGTTAAACTAATTAGTATTTTAATATAAATACACATTAAATCAATATGTGGTAAAAGTGTTCTATTAAAAATTATGTGATTTTCATACAAAATTTACTAATATTAATTTTAACTTTATTCTTCGCTTTCTTCTTCATCTTCTTCATCTTCTTCATCTTCATCATCTTCATCTTCACCATCTTCTTCTTCGCTTTTTTCATCTTCTTCTTCACCTTCTTCTTCGCTTTTTTCATCTTCTTCTTCTTCGCCTTCTTCTTCGCTTTTTTCATCTTCTTCTTCTTCACCTTCTTCTTCGCTTTTTTCATCATCTTCTTCTTCACCTTCTTCATCTTCTTCTTCATCTTCACTTTCTCTCTCAATATGTGGTAATTCTTCATATTCACTATCTTCAACTTCAAATGAGGAATTTCTCACTATTTGTTCATTTTTTAATTCAGCACAGTCTTCTTGTGCTTTATCCAATTTATCTTTGATGAGTACTATTTGTTTAATTATTTTTTCAATACATTTAATCAACAAAACTAAATAAATGTTTTTTTCATTTAAATTTAGTATGCCAAAATAACTTAATAAATCTTTTCCACCCTCAGAAGACATGTGTTTATTTAATTTTGATTGAATTATAAGAATATTTTTCAAAGGATGAACTACTTTGTAAGAAACATATTCAAATATATTTATTTGTTTGTCTAAACCAACATCTTCCAAAGTTAGTTTATTTAAATAATCGGTTAGAAGATTTCCTAAGGTATGTTCTTCATCAAAAATAGTTATCTCAAATTTTCCTAAATTTTTTTTGTCTAATTTAATTTTATTTCCAATTATTCTCAAATTGTCTTTTTTTATAACAATAAATTTAAGCAAATCTATTAATTTGGTATTTAACACAATTAAACTATCATACAAAGCTTGATTTGGTTGAATAACACCTATAGATTCTATTCCTAAATTAACACAATTACATTCTCCTTTTTTATTTTTTTTATAAACTCTTTGTGAATCTAATAAATCAAATGATTTTTTGAGTTTATTTATTTGTGTTTCATTTAAATTAGCCAAATCTTTCAAATTTCTTTCTTTATTTATTTGAATAATTTTTTTAGAAAACACATAATCTATGATTTTGGGTTTCTCTTTAACAAAATTATAGGAAACATTCCCAACAGGTGAATATGATGAATGAATTTTAGCCATTCCAATATTTGGTTTTGCCAACAATCTTAGTTTTTCACTTTTTTCATTGTCATAAGGGTTTGTTTTTAAAACTAAAAAATGAATATCATCACCTGTAAAAAGATCTGTTTTGAAATAATCCCTGATATTTCCTTCTTGTGTTATTAAACTTTCATACAAATCATCTGGAAAATTATTTATATCATTTTTGATTGGAAATCCTTCATAAATTTTAAATTCATTTGTCATGATATCTTTAATATTGATTTCGGTGTGTAAATCGCTATATTTATTATTTTTTGTGTTCAATTCAAACATGGGAATCACAGGATTAATGAAATCATATTCTCGTTTGTTTTTTTCTTTGTTCCAACATGATTTAATTTTCAAGTTGTGTCTATTGATTGGTAAAAGTGAAATACGATGTTTGATAAATTCATTGTGTGCCACAGAAGTGTTTTCAATTATGCTGGTATTTTTAGGACAAAATCCCACATTTGGTATTTCAGATAAAAGACATCTTCTTATGGAATTTACCAGAGATATTCTAAAATTTATGAACTGAAATACAATTTTAGTCAAAGAATTTTTATGTTCTTCAAGTTTGGAATAATCAACTTTTTCCACAGTTATGTCCATATTTAAAATATAATAATATATGAGATATTTAAATCAATTTTATTTTGTCAATTGTTACAAAAAAATGAAACATAATTTTAGTTTGGATGTTTGCGTGTAATTTAAATTTAAATTATCATTAAATAAAGTAAAATGTTAAATAAACATATCTTATTTTATAGTAACAAATGTCCTCATTCAAAAGAATTAATTTTAAAATTTAACGAAAAAGGAATATTAGATAATTTTATAAAAATAGATGTGTTAAAAAATAAAATACCTAATTCTATAACATCAGTTCCAACAATAATTGTTCCAAATATTCAGCAACCATTAGATGGAGAAAAAGCTTTTTTTTGGATTGAAAATCTAAAAAATCAAAAACATTCATCAGCTATACATAACAATTGTCATGATCCAACTTCTGGAGAATGTGCTCCTGAACCATTCCTTCCATGCGAAATGAGTTCTAACAGGTCTGATAAATTTTCTTTTATAGAAAACACAAAACCATTGGAACATAACTATTTTTCTCTAAACAAAAATAATCCGAATCAAAATAATTTTGGAAAAAATAGTAATTCCAGGTCAAATTTGAATTGTGATCAAAATGATTTTGGAAAGAATAGTAATTCTGGGCCAAATTTGAATTGTGATCAAAATGATTTTGGGAAAAATAGTGATCATGGGCCAAACGGTAATTTTGGACCAAATGGTAATTCTGGGCTAAATGGTAATTCTGGACCAAATGGCAATTCTGGGCGAAATGGTAATTTTGGACCAAATAGTAATTCTGGGCGAAATGGTAATTTTGGACCAAATAGTAATTCTGGACCGAACAGTGATTCTGGGCGAAATGGTAATTTTGGACCAAATAGTAATTCTGGACCAAATGGTAATTTTGGACCAAATAGTAATTCTGGACCAAATGGTAATTTTGGACCAAATGATAATTCTGGATCAAATGGTAATTTTGGACCGAACAGTAATTCATGGCCAAATTTTAATTCTAATTCAAATGAAAACCCAAGAATCAAAAAAATGAAAAAAGAACAAGACAAAATGGATAAATTTATGAGAGATAGAGATAATGATCCATACATAAATAAACCTGTTCGTAGAATTTAGAAACTAACTGAATGGAACATTATGTTTTTTATTTTCTATTGTACTAAAATTATTAGTATCTTTTTGAATAATTCTTGATGGTAATGTACAATAACATTGAAACTTTCCATGAATATAACCAGCAAATATATTATCTATGGCTTTAGGTACATAATTTTTAATACATTTGAGTATTTCTTTAGTTTTTTCCCATTTTGGGTAAAACATAGCATGAGTACAGAAATATTTTGTTTTATAATTATATTTTGGATCAGGTATTCTAATCAGCATGTTTATGTTGATTGGTAACAAATATTCATAATTCCAATCATGGAATTTCTTCTTTTTATTTGTTCCAAAAAATCCACCTAAATAAATTAAATCAGCATTGGAAGGAATAATTATTTCTCTAAAATTTCTATTCTTGATAAAAGCATCATCTTCGATTACTAAAACATTGTTCATTTTTCTGGACACGATTTTTCGTAATGCTTCTAAATGATTTTTATACAGAGAATATGCTGCTTTTTTTTTTTTAGCATTATTGGAAAACCCTCCAAAATTTTTTCTTGATAATATCCATTTGTTTGAAACTTTTAAATTTTTAGCATGAGTCCCATACAAGAATTCTAATTTATATTTTTTAAAACGTTTTCTGATAGAAGCTATCCTTTTTTTAAAATCTTTGATAGTAACACAAATAACTTTTTTAATTATCATATAAACTTTTTAGAAAAAAGTTCAATCAAAAATAAATTAAACAACAATAAAAAAATTTGTTTTTTTTTTAAGTTTTCAAACCATTTAGAATTTGTAAACTTTATGCGTTTTTTTTTTGTTAAAAACTTTAAAATAACAACTAATAATATAATGGAATTAAATTATTTATTAATAGTAATTTTAGTACTATGCTGGACATTGAATCCTTTTTTAAAAAAAAAATCTGTTGGAGACTTATCATCAAATGAATATATTATTTTTAACCATTGTTTTGTTAGTATTTTCTTAGCTTTATATTTTCTATATTTGGTTTATAATGGTGAATGTGATATACTTCAAAAAATTAAAAATAAAAATACCAAAGAACTTTTATATTCTTTTTTTGCTGCGATAGTTACAGTTATTTCATCAGTAGTTTTAATAAATCTTCTTAAAAAAGAAAATGCCAGTTATTTGATACCTCATATCCAACCCGTTGTTATATTATTAACATTTATTTTAGGATATTTTATTTTTAATGAAAAAATAAATTTTAAACAAATTATGGGGGGACTTTTAATAGTATTAGGATTATTCATTATCAACAAAAATAAAGACAAGTAATTTATTGAAAATAATCTAGATTTATTAAAATTATGTATAAAATTTTTGATGTTATCAATAAAACATTTTCAATCCCATAAAAATTATATTTTATGATATGGAATTCATTGCAAATACAAGAATTTTGAGGGATATGTTTTTCAATTGCTAAATCGTATTGTTCCAAACAACAAACTTTATTTTCATTCTCAAAATATGTATTGTATCTGACACAACAAAACATAATATTTAACAAAATAACCAAAAAATATACAAATGATACACATATTTTTGAGTTATATTTATTTTCTTTTTTGCTAGAAATTCTTTCAACAAAACATCCAAAAATTATTGGAAATATTATATTTGTGAAATCATAAATTAAATTTATTATAAATCCTATTTTGAGTAATCCCAAAAATGTGGTTGTTTCATCTATTTTTTCAAAAAAATTATTGGGTTTGGTCACTACCAAAACAAAATCTAAAAATGCAAATATTCCAGGAATAACAAATAATCCTGTAATATTCATTGTAAAAATAAGATTTTTGGAATAAAAATTCATTGAATGATTTGGTGTTTGTTAAAATAAATATTTTAATTAAATCAAATTTAACAGTCAATCTATTTGAAATTAAAGGAAACTAGCTAAAATGAGATTTTAACCAAGACTAAAAATTAAAATAAATTTCACAAGAAAATAACTTGTTATTTTTGATGATGCATGGTTATGATTCTCCCAACTTCAAATATTTCGTTTTTAAGTTTTTGATAATTTCTTGAAAATTAGTTCGATCATCATAATCACCAAAATATTCTCCTTCATGGTCTATTATTATTTGAACCAAACTATCCCCATTAAAATCTGATAGTCCAAAATCTTTTAGTATAATTAAAATCTGATGAATTTGCCAAATAGTTTCTATATCTTCTTGATTCATTGTGGGATAAATTTCCATCAATAATTTTGTGATTCCTTGGTTGAAAAATTCACATGCTATTTTTTTAGTGTTACATAAAAATACAATTTCTCGTAAATATGCTCTAAATTTTGAAAAATGCTCTGTTTTTTTGGTTATGTATTGTCGCAAAAAATCTATGACTATTCTAATTAAATTGTCCTTGAGGATTTTGTTAGTGAAACAGTCTCCGTTACTGATAAAATCATTAATTTTTTTAATTATATGTTTTTCAGGAATTTTTTGGGACAGCCAATCATAATGCAGGTGAAATCTATTGTTGAAACATGCCAAATACATTAAAAATGAATAATAATTTGCATTATTATTTTGTTCATAAAACAAATTGGATTTAATTGTGTAATACACATTATCTAAGGTGTGTTCACTCAGTCCAAAATTATCATGTCCAATGTTCCAAACGACAATAATATTTTCTAATGGATATTGAATACAATAATCAATAATTTTGCTGACAATTCGAGGATGAAAAACATATTTGGTGGTACATTTTTAATAGAGGACTGAGACCACCTATTGATTTAATGTGGTTTTACATTAAAACTACTAATTTTCTTCAAAAACAATTTGCTTTGAATGACTCTGACTGTCACTTTGAAAAGGGTTTAGTAAATTTCATGTTGATTTTACATCATTTTTAATAGAGGACTTAGACCACCTATTGATTTAATGTGGTTTTACATTAAAACTACTAATTTTCTTCAAAAACAATTTGGCTTTGAATGACTCTGACTGTCACTTTGAAAAGGGTTTAGTAAATTTCATGTTGATTTG